GGAATTGCCGCTCTACGCTGCGGCGGATTGCGTCTTCCATCGGATGGCCATCTGGTTATCGGCAAGGGCCACACTGGTGATGCGCTCGCCGTGGTTGATCGTTGCTCCTGGTCGCAACCCGGGAAGGGCCGCGACCATCGCGCTCTGGTTGCCCTGGTAGCCGTCGAACAGCTCCGTGGGGATCTGAAGCGGCGCACGGGCGCCGAAAAAACTGTCGGCCCAGCTGCCCACGAACACTTCGCCATTGCCCTGTTGTTGCCAGGTGAAGTTGGGAATGCTGAACACCCGGGCCAGACTGTCCATCGCCTGATAGCCGGCGGCCAGGCTGTAGAAGAACGGCGCTTTGACACTGGCGTAAGGCCGATCGGGCACCCGAAAGCGCAGGCCGGTCTGTTCGCTGATCTCGGCCAGCACGGCGCGCAGATCAACGTGACGCAGGTTCAGCGGCAGCGGGTTGGCCAGGACGGCGGCCAGCTCGCGGCAGAACAGCACCTGTTCGACAGCGTTGGCGGCGGTGCAGCGCTCGACGTAGCCAATGAAGTGCCGTTGCAACGTGCCTTCGTTGTAGCCGATGTCCAGCGTCACCAGGCCTTTCACCGGCACCGCGGATTGGATGGTGAAGGTCGCCCGGCCGGGACTGGTGGCGTCCAGCCGAACGTCGTCTTTTACCAGGGAGACCGGCGCGCCATTGATCACCAGAATCTTGTGCAGCTTCATGTCGGCTCACTCCCGCCCAGCCACTTGTCCACGCGGCCCAGCACCTTTTCAAAACCGCTCAGCGCCGGGTTGTCGCTTGTCCCGTTTGTACCGCCACCACCGTCGCCGACTGCACTGCCCGGGGCGCTTTGGGCGTTTACCTTGTTGCCGGCGCGTCGCCCTTCGACCTTTTCCGGGTTCGACTCGCGCTCGCTCAGCGTGAACTGGACCAGCCAGGCGCGTAGGGAATCGTCCTCGCGGGCGCTGATGCCGTCGGAAAACTCGACCTGGCGCACGCCGAAGACCTCGGCCGAGTCATTGACGACGCGGTACAGGTGCAGTTGGCCACCGCCGGCGGTGGCTTCGGCCAGGCGCATCAGATCGACCAGCTGGGACTTATCCACAAACGGAATCATCAACGAGACGGTCAATGTCTTGGGCTTGAAGCCTTTGTGGGCCTTGTCGGTGTTGCTGGTTTGGCCGGACATGTCGCCGCTTTCGATGCGCAGGTTGGCCGTCACTTTGAGGTTCTTGCCCTGGACCTTGTGGCCGTCGAGTAGCAGCGTCATAGGCCGACCAGCTCCTGGACAAAACTCAGCCCTTCCTTCGAACCGACCAGCATCAGGCCGGCGCACAGCACCCACTCGTGGCCCGGGGCATCGCCGGCCAGCAGCTCGCGCCGCAACTCGCTGGTGTTGCCGGGGCCGATCAGGCGCGCCCGCATACTGACGTCAGGGTTTCCCCCAGCCAGCAGGTCTTTCAGGTCAGCCAACTGCTGATCCCGGCCCTGCTGCTGGGCGGCCTTGCGGGACGCCAAAGCGGCCAGATCACCCAGCGGCGAGCTGTCGGCCGCGTAGCTCTCCAGCACCGCCAGTTGGCCGGCCATCGATTGCTTGGCGGCCTTAACCACCGTGCAACGCTCCAGGGGCTGCGCTTGCCAGCGCGGCAACGGACCGGCTCCAGGGATCTCCCACTTTTCGGTTTCCAGTTTCGTCAGGTGCTGGGCGCGGCGCTCCGTGCGCACCAGGTCGCGGATCGGCAGCAAGGCGTTGAAGCGCGAAAGGCTGCTGGCCAGCTGTTCCAGGCGCGTGCCCAGGAACAAGATCGACAGCGCATACTGTGGCCCGGCCGGGCGTCCGGTGTCGGTGACGTCCTCCAGTTTCTTCGCCAGATGCTCGATCACATTGGGCGCTGACAAAAAACGCTGATACCCGCGTCCCTGGCCGATCCCACTTTGAAACGGCGTCACCACCAGGCACGCTGGGGCCTGACCCAACTGCTCGGCCAAGGCCGCACGGCCGGCGGCGATCGCGCTTTTGGCCGCGTCACCGACCGGCCCCGGGTTGGTGCTGGCCAAGCCCTCGAGGCCAGCCAGGCGCTGGGCCGTGCTGGCCAGCTCGCCGCCGGCCAGATCCTTGGCGGCCGACAGGCCACCCATCCATTGCGTGGCCTGTTCTGGCCAGCGCATGGTCACCGGTGCCCAGGTCATGCCGGCGGCGTCCAGGTAATGGCTTTCATGGCCTGCAGATCCTTGTCATCCAGGGCGTTGGCCAACGTCTGCCTGAGGCTGTCGGCGTGCTGCATGGCAGCCTGTTTGAAGCGCACCAGGTCCTGGCTGACCTTTTGTAGCTGAGCGATGGTGTGCAATCGAAAGGCTTTCACCTGGTCAGCGTCAAAGCAGGGGTAGACGTCATCCAGCCCCAGCAGCACCTGGCCGTTTAAATCCACCTGGTCATCGATCGCGCTGCTGTACCGGTGCAGCTCTCCCAGCGCATCCGAATTGAAGCCGCCGGCGATGTACTGGCTGTATGCGGCGCCAATCGCCTGCTGCTTGTTGTCATGCAGTACGGCCAGCACGGCGTTGATATCGTCGACCCATTCGCCGTCCTTCCAGATCTGGTTCGGTCCCGGTTTTTTCAGGGTGTAGCCGGCCGGGAGCGGTTCAAACCCTTCAAGGGTTCGTGTCTCGCCGGTGTCGATGCTGTAGACGACCACACCGCCGAAGTAGTCCACCAGCTGCCAGGCTTGGCCATTCCACCAGGCGACTTTGTGTTCCGCGATCGCCGGCGGCGGGGTTTCCACACAGCCGCCGGGAATCAGGTACACCCCCAGCTCTAGGGGCGATTCGTCCGCTGTCACTGGCCCGACTAAAATGCCCAGGTGATTGGTTTGGTAGACGGTTTTCGTGTTCATAAAAGCTCTCAATACTTGATGCAGACCAGCAACGCCTCGTTGATCGGGCGTGCTTCGGTGTCGCCATCGGCATAGATCGTTAAGGTGTGCTGGTGAGTGCCGGCGGTACCGGTTGTGGTGTTGCCGGTCGGCGCAACAGTGATGTCACTGCCGTAATTCACGGTGACGTTACCGCCACTGCCTGCCGCCGAATAATGAGTGTGATTGCCTGCAATATTGGAGACACCTCCGTGGGTGTGAGTCCGGTTTGCTGAAGCCTGCACTGAGCCCAGTCCACGGTTCGGGTCAATGCCGCGACCGTCATCCAGGCCCCGAGTAAACAGGCCACGACTGTCGCCCACGTTGAAGGTGGTGCTGCCGTCACCGGCGCCGTAACGGGTACCGAGCACCGCAAACAACTTGGCGTAGGCGGTGCGCGACACGTTAGCGCCGTTGCGCTTGAGCCAACCCGGGGGCGCGCTGGGCATATCAAAACTGGCCACCATGCCCACCAGCGAATCGCTGACCTGCTGGTTGAGATTGTTCAACGCGGCAGTGGTGGCCAGGATCTCGCTGCTGTTGGACGCGGGGTCATCGCTTTTAGCGTTGGGCAGGTTGCCCAGGCCCACGTCGTCCTTGGTGGTGCCCCGGGCACGCAGCGTTGGGTAGTCGCCATTACGTGCGGCCAGGTACTGAATCAACGCCCCGGGGATGGGCTCCGCCGGTCGTAGGTCGATGATGTTGGTCGACGAGATAAAGTCAGCGATCGGCACGCAGTAATGGTGTGCACCGACGGCGTCGGTGTAGTCCGCCTGATCGCCATACACCACTTTCCAGCTGGCCACCCGGTCGTTGAGCTGTCGTTCCAGGCAGACGTCCAACCAGATTTTACCCACGGGAATAACGCCGGTGATCGGGTGCGGTTCGCCCTGGGCCAGCCGAATGCCCTCGATGTAGGCTGTTCCGGGCCGGAGCTGAAAGCCGCTCGCGGTCTTCTCAAAGGTCAGCGAACCACCGAAAAAGCAGGCGCGGCCGTACAGGTTGCGATTGCTCAGGCGCTCGCGTTCATCGATGCTGGCCAGGCGCACCGTGAAGTCGTGCTGCCAAGTGCGGGCATCAATGGTGATGCCGGTCAGCGCCAGAGCGCCATCGAACGCCACCAGGAAGTTACGGGTGACGTTGTTGCCGATCTGCAATGGCGGGATGTTCTTGCGCTTCTGCTGTAACGGCACAGAAGACACGGCGAACAGCACGCCGTCTTCGTCCTCGAGGCCGACCCAGTTGAAATCCCAGTCGCCGATGTCCGACCCCAGTTGTGCGCTGTACACCACCTGGTTGGGGTTCACGTAGCCGGCGTTTTCTCTGGGGATGGTGTAGACCTGGACGATCTGTCCCGCCGGTGGTTTGCCGGCAGCGCGATCGACCGGCGTCACCGGGTCCAATCCGGGCACGTGGGCAAAGATGAATTTGCTGATGATCAGCGGCTTTTTCTGGCTTTGCTTCAGAGCAATCTGGCTTTCGCCGGCCAAGGTGATACTGGCGCTCACGGTGCGCTCCTACAGGCTGGCAACCAGCGTTTGCTGGTCGTCGTTGAAGTCGATCAAGGCGATTTGCAACGCCACGGGGGTGATGGTGAAAAAGTCATAGCGTCGGCAGGTGCGGCCGTACTGCTGGATCAATACGCGCAACAACTCGGGGTTGAGCGACAGCTGCGCGTTGCTGAACTTGAGCAGCACCACGTCCCAATCCCGATCGGGGTGGCGCTCCTCGATCTCGACGTAGCCCACGCCCAGGCGCTCGAAAATGCGCTTCATGCCGGCGGTGCTGCCGGCGTCCACGGAGTTGATAAAGGCGTACTTCACCCGCAACCGGTACAGGCTCTCGGGCTCGCCCTTGAAGCGCGTGACGTCGCGCTGCCAGGCCCACAATTCGAGGATGGCCAGGTGGCAGGTGTCCGGATCGATCTGCGAGTACGGCCAGCGCAGCCAGCCGGTGACGGTCTCCCACCAGGCCTGTGCGGCGGCGGTCAGCTTTGACAGTTCGGTGCCTTCCAGCCAAAAAGGCAATTTGAGTTTGATCACTGGATGGCCACCGTCAGTTTTTCGATCCGAGGTATGGATAACGCGCTGACGATGTCCTCGGCCGGCGCAATTCGCAGCGACTCGATACCAGGAAACTGGCCGTGCAATTCCTCAATCAACCGGCTGAAACTGAACCGCGACTGCGGATAAGTGAGTGTCGGTTGATAGTCGCGGGGTGTGCTTTCACGGAACGCGGCTCGCACAAACAACTCGATTTCATGTTGCAGATCGATCACCTGGGCAGGCGTCAGGTTGGCCCGTGGCCAGACGTTGAACAGCAGGACCACCGGCACTTCGGGCATGACCATGGCCAGCAGGTCATCGCCATGGCCATGGTTGCCCTGGTCGCGGATGTGCGCGTTGATTTGCGCCAGGTAACTGTCCGCCGGCACACCGGCGTCAAACAGCACATAGGCGTTCGCACTGCCCGGCCCCCGGGGCGCCCCGTGTTCGAAGTACACACCATCGGGCCGCACGCCCGGGAAGGCGGAAATCATGGCGCGATACACCGCGTCGGTGTGCCACTGGTTGACCGCCGAAAACTGGTTGCGCACACGCAGACGCAGCTGGTCGTTGGGCTCCGGATCCGCACCAGGTGATGCCAGCCAGCCGTCCCTATTCGCCACCTGGACAATGCCCGGTACCGGAACGGGCAGGATGGCGTAGTAACCCGGCGCCAGGTTGTAGCCGCTGCCGGCCTCGGTCGCCTCCACCGGCACTTCCAGCTGCAACTGCCCCTGCTGAAAGGTCGCGGCGGCCGTCGTGGTCAGCTGGTAGACGTTGCCGTTAATCGCGGCGGACTGCACCGCGATCCCTTTTTCCAGCTCCATCACGCCATCCGGCGTCGCCCGGGTAAACAGCAACGTGCCCCGGGCTTTCGTCGCGCCCTTGCGCTCGACGTTGACCGCCCAGGCGAGCATGTCCAGCCAAGCGTCCACCGCCGTTTTCACAAAGAAGTTCGGCAGCACGGTCAGGCACAGAAAATCCAGCAGCCATAGCACCGGCTTGGTGACCAGGGCGGTCATCACTCGCCAGAACGGCGAATAGCTGCTGGTGTTGGCGACCTTGGCACCCTGGGCTTCGACCTCCTTTTCCCAGGCAGCCTTCAAGCCAGCCTCGGTGGTCGGGATGCCGGCATCGGCGATCACCTGTTTAAAATCGACCTCACTCACAGGCTTACCTCGATCAATCCGAATTTCAGGGTTTTGGCGGTGACCAGGTATTGGCCTGGCTCCAGTTGTGTGATGCGTGCTGTGCCGGGCACCAGGCGCTCGTCGGCCTCCACCAGCAGTTCCATCTGCTGGATGCAGTCGCGTTGCCGCAGCCGATAGCGCTCGGCCACCAACGTGACCAGCAGCCCGCTGTCGCGGATCATGTGCGCGATGTCCTGGGCGATGCAGGCGCGGTCATCGATCAGCCGCGGCTGATGCGAAGGGTCCAGCGCCAGGTCGTTGTCGACGATCAACAGGTCCACGTACTCGCTCATCCGCCCACCGCCATGGCGACCATGTTTTCCATCTCCAGCGGCGTCATGGTCTTGCCGGTGTGAATGTTCACGTTTTCCACATGGGTGCCCTTGTTCTGGCTGCTGTTGTTCTGAATGCTGGTCAGCAGGCCGCCGGGCGGCACCGCTGTCGGGCGCGTTGGGGAAAGGCTGGGGATGGCCGCGTTGATGGTCTGCTGGGCTTTCTGCGCAGCGTTGGCGGTGTCGGCGGCGTTGTTGGCCGCCTCAATGCCCGGCACCTCGGGCATGCCGCCGAAACGCGCCTCGATGTTCACGCCGGGGATGCTGTTGATCATCTCGATCAGGCCATTGATGGCCTTGGTGAAGACACCGACGATGCTGTCCCAGGCGCCTTTGGCCATGCCGGACCAGCCGCCCATAGAGTTGAACCAGTCGGACAGCACCTGAAACTGCTCACTGACCCACTGGAACGCCTCGCTGTTGAGCAGCGCACCAGTCCATTCGTCCCAGTAGTAAATGGCGGTGGTGACGATCGCGACCAGGGCCACGATGGCGATGATGATCCACGCCACTGGGTTGGCCAGCAGTGCGGCGTTCACCAGCCAGATTGCACCTTGCCAAAGCAGCATGCCCACCCGAACCAAGCCCATCCAGGTGTACATCAGGGCGAGCCCAGCCACGAACGCAATGACCATCACTGTGTGATAGAGGAACATCGCCACACTGCGCAGGCCGGTCATGGTAAGGATCTTCCAGACCGTCAGCAGGCCCAACCAGGTCATCTTCGCGATGCCCACGGTCAGCGTCAGCAGCGACATGGCGCCAATGATCGTCATGATGGTCAATGCAGTGATGCCGATTACGCGGGTGATGTTGGGAAAAAGTTGCGACCAGCGCACCAGCGTCTTGCCGATGCCCACCATCTTGTTCATGAACGGCGACAACACCGGAATCAGCACCTGGCCAAACACCACGCGCATGACCTCGACCAGGGACGCCCACTGTTGCCACGGATCGACCATTGCCTGGGCCATGCGCTCGGCGTTCTCCAGGCCGCGAACCTTGCCCAACTGCGCGATGCCGTCGCGCAAGCGTCCGGTGTCCTTAGCCAGTGCACCAATTACCTGGGCGCCTTCGCCGCCGAAGGCTTCCATCAGCTTGGCCCCGGCCGAGGCGCTGGTCAGGTCGCCGAACTTGCCCTGGAGCTTGTCCAGGATGGACATGATCGGCAGGATCTTCCCCTGCTGGTCGGTGAACTTCATGCCCAGCTTTTCCGAGGCGGCGCCGATGTTTTCGAAAAACGCCTTATAGCGCCCGCCGGCATCGCCGCCTTCCATGGTGCTACTCAGGGTGCCGATCACCGCCATCTGTTCGGCCAGGTCCACGCCGGCCGTCGTGGCTATCGCGCCGGCTTCCTTGAACGCGTCTTTCATGGCAGCGCCGCTGGTACGGAACAATTGCACCGCCAACGCCGTTTGGCCGCCCAGACGCTCGACCCACGCGCCCTTACCCATGGCATCCGCCTGGGATTTCTGCAAGTTGTAGAGGGTGCCGACATATTCGCTCATGGTTTCGGCGTCGGTTTTGGTGGCCTTGGCCACCAGGTTGCTGGCGTTGGTGAAAGTGGCCAGTTGGTTGCCGACCAGCCCTTTAATCGCGCCATCGATCTGGTACGCCGAGGCGACGAACTCCCGGGCGTTCTCGCCATAGTTCACTGCGAACTCCAGCGACTTGTTGTTAAGCGCGGTCAGCGCATCCTCGGCCACACCCAGCGAGCGGACGTCGCCCAGGGCGCGATTGACCTCCAGCGCCGGCGCCATGGACTGCTGAATCCCGACCACCGCCGCCGTCAGACCGCCCAGGCCCAGGCCCATCGTCTTGATGTGCTTTTCGCTCTGCTCGGCAAGGTCGGAAAAACCCATTTTCACTTTGCCCAGGGGCGCGGTGACCTTGTCGGTCAGGCTCAAGATGAAAGCCAGGCTGGCGCTACGGTCTGCCAATGTCGTTACCCGTTCAGCGCAAGGGCGATGCCGTTAGCCACGGCCATTTCCATGCGTCTCCAGTGTTCGTCTTCCAGCCACTTGGCCATGCCCATCGCCTCGGGCGTGGGCTCAGCTCCAGGCAGCCAGCGGTGCGTCAGGGCCATCAGTTGGCCCAGACCGTTTTCGGTCAGGCGCTCAGCGTGGCCGAGCGCTTTTTTACGATCACCTCAACGTTCGGCGCGTACTCCTCCAGCAGCGTGCCGGCGAGTTGCATCACCATCACCGGGTTGGCCAGCAGCGGTTTCAGCGTGGCGCGCTGTTCCTGCTTGACGGTCGTCATCAGCAGGTTGTTGCCCGGGGCGACCTTGTTGGTCTGTGTCAGGGCGTTGAAGTACTTGGTGACGTCTGGCGGGGTCAGGGTGAACGTGAATTCCTGCTCGCCGACTTCCAGGGTGATTTCTGCGTTTTGCTCGTTCATGCGATTGCTCTCTGGTTGAGGTTTAAAAGTGGTTGTCCAGGTGCGCCGATTACCGCTGGCACACCTTGACGATGTGTTGCTGTAGGCCAAGGACCATCTGCCGGCTTAGGGCGAGTTGGTCCCGGAGGGTGAAATAATCCGATCGAGCGTCTGCTGCGAGTTCGGCGGTTCCTGCATCAGCCAAGCGGCCGGCGCCGGAATCGGCGGGCACTGCTGGGCAGGCGGCTTTAACGCGCAACCGCTGATGGCCAGCGTCAACAGCACGGCGCAGGCCTTGGTCTTCAGTGCGTACATAATTCAGCTCCGTGGTGTTTTGCAGATCGATCGCGTCCCGCTCGGCGAGCATTTCGCCGCTGATGCGAGCCGCTTCACGCAGACCGTTCACTTCGAATTGCGCGCTGTCGCGCTCGCGCCGCGCCGTGTCGCGCTGGTCTTCGAGAGTGTCGAAACCGATCCAGACGACCAGGCACAGCACTACAAGAAATAGGCCTTCGCGCAGCATTACAGCCCCTCCGCACACAGCCGGGACTCGGCCAACCGGCGGTTGTGCAGGCCTTGAACGAACTGTTTGCGGCCCTGGGCGTCGGTGACAAAAGCCCATACCGGCGTCTTGCCGTCCGGCGCCCAGGCCAAGGCCTTGCAGCCTTCGGCAATGCGGCCGGCGTTGATCAGCCCCACCGCCCGACTAGCGCAGGTGCTGGGCACACCGACGTTGTGCCCGTGACTGGTCAGGGCATCGAAAGTGTTCTGGCCCACGTTCGGGTTGGTGAGGCAGTCGGCGAGCTGCAGCTGACTTTTGCCGATCACCAGCTGCTCCACCTCGGCGCATCGAGCATCCGACCAGTAGTCACCGACTACCACCGGATACGGGCTGGTGTGCCGGGTGATGCCCTTGCACACGGTTGGCAGCCCACGGGCCAGGTTGTCCGCGTAAACGGTGTTCTGTCCTTGGCCTTCCCAGGTGCCCAGGAACGTCAGCAGCGAAGCGCTGGCCAGAGCGATCGCACCGGCTTGGATTCGGCCGCGCAGGCTCATGGCACCAGTACCCGTAACAGCGTAGGGCCGAACATTTGCAGGATGGCCCACAGCGTGCTGGCGATCGCCAACGCCCAGGTAATTTTGCGGCCGATTTCCGACACGACCGACGTCAGTTTCTGCTGGCCCTCATTGAGTTCCGAAAGCTGGCCAGACATGTGTTCAAACTGCTGTTCCAGCTTGGTGATGCGAGTTGGCACCGACTCATGGCGCCTTTCCATCTGGCCCAGGCGATGTTGCGTCACCGCCATGTCACGCTCCAGCAAACTGAGACGTGCAGGGTCAATCACCGGGGCTAAGATCGTTGGCCGCAGACTACTGGTCATCGGCGTTTTCCTTGCTCAGAAAGGGATTCACAGGGGGTGCAGCGGACAATGCCGCCCAGCGCTCGACGTCGTTCGGGGATCGGTTCTTCGCAGTCCAGGCAGTGGATGCGGCTCGGCCCCGAGGGGCGCGGCCGCGCAAGCTGGGCTTTAATCGCGTGTTCACGCTCCAGCAGTTCCAGCGCCTGGGCCTTTTCGAACCAATCCCCCATCAGCGCAGCCCCTCGATTTCGGCAGCGTCGAGGTACGGCACGCCGTTGATGTGGATAAAGTCCGGACTGGTGACGTCGAACGGCACCTTGTGTTTGCTCTTCTCGCCACCCTTCGGATCGATCCCCAGCAGGCTGGAAATCTTCACCTTGCAGCCGAACGCTTCCACACGCAGTTCCTCTTCTTCGCCGGCCTTGGCGAAGAACACCGCGTCAAACGGTTTCAGGGCACGGAAGCTGCCAGCCGATCGCGCGGCGTCAATCAGCAGGTTGAAGTTGGTGGTGTCCAGCTCGAATTCGCCGGCCGCCGCGACATCGCCATCCACGAAGCCATCCGGCACGCCCCGGGTTTGGGCCACCGCCGAGTTGTCGGTGATGTCCAGGGTGCAGTTCTCGACGTGCAGCGATAGGTCGCCCAGGCTCACGTCGAAGTTCTTGCCGCCAATTTTTGCCATGGCGCGTTACTCCGTTTTGTCGGTGGAAAGATCCAGGGCGATGTTCGCCGTCAGGTCTTTCGGGCAGTTGAGGGGTTTGAGCTTGATATAGGCCGCGACCTTGGTTTTGCTCAGCCAGCTCAGCACCAGGTCACCGTCTTTCGGCGGCTCGATGTCGCCGGGGAACACCTCGCCATTGAAGGTGGTGGACTTGGCCATCGCCCGCAGCGGCGCCATCAGTTGGTTGGTGTTGACCGCCATGCTGTTGGGGGTGCTGTTCAAGCGGCGATCGGCCACGCGGCGGATCAGCAGCGGACGAATCAGGCGCGCTGCCTTGTCGGTGATGCGCAGGTATTCAACAACCTGGAAATCACTCGCCGGGGTGTCGAGCATGTTGCCGTCGCCCCAGTACACGCCCTGGTAATCCGGGTAGGTCTGCGAGACGGAAAAGCGCGCCCGGTCCAGCTCACTGCGCACCGCCGACGGCAGTGGGATTTTGTCGGCATCGACCGGCACCGGACCAAGACCCAGCACGGCACCGGTGGCCACGCGCATTGGGCTGTCGGCAATGCTCACCGCCGCGTTCGCCAAGCGACCGGCCAACACGCCCAGGTCATTGCCGTGCAACTGCGGCACGACCAGGACACGCGGCGCCGCCAGATCGGCCACCAGCGCCTTCTGCTCAGTGACGTATTGCGCCCAGGTTTGTTGCGCGGTGATGCCCACAGCGGCCGCCATCACAAACACGCGGCGACCGTAGGTGTTGTTCAGGGCAATCGCCGCGTCGTGCATGGTCGACAGCTCGGCGGCGGTGGTCACCGGCTTGGTGATCACCACGGCTTCCACCGAGAAACCTTGCTGCTGGGCTTTCTCCAGCGCCTCGGACCAATTGGCCTCGGCGCCGATCGGCGCAGCCACGCACGCCCAGCGCTGGCCGCCGTTGAGACGGGCAGCGGTGATTTGGGTTTTCAGGTCGCTGGCCAGCACGCCCAGGGCGGCGTCCAGGTCGCTATCGGTGTTCAGCGGAATGAACTGGCCGACGTTCTTGCCGGCCGGGCCGATGAAAAGGAAGTAGCGCTCAATCTCTGTTACGGCACCCTGGCCCAGATTGAGATTGTCGACGGTGACTTGACCGAGTGCCATGCAGTGCCTCGTTAGCGGGGTGAATGTAGGATTTGTTGCAACACCTGGTTAACCAGCAAGCTGGTGTCGCGGTCGGTGTTGACGCCGATGAACTGGCGTTTCGGGAGCGTGATTTCCCAGCTCTGCGCGCCAGTGGATTCGCTTCGCTCATCGTCCAGGATGCGGATCAGCAGCCCCGCCTTGGCGTAATTCACATGTTCTTGAATCCACGCCACTGACGGCCGGGTCAGCGTCTTTTTGCCCGCCTGGCGCACACGAAAGCCCAACCGGCGCAGGCGCTTGGCTTGCTTGTCGGTGGCGGCCAGACCGGGCGGTGTTTTGTTCCAGCGGCGCATTTGCGCAGCGGTACGGCGCTCGCTGACGCCGTGGTGTTGCTGCGCGGCGACCCAGCGGGTCAGGGTGTTTTTCCAGCCCAGCTCGGCTTCGTCGGCACTGACGCGGGTCACCACCATCAGCTTGGCCAAGCCGGCTTCCATCTTCTTTTTGCCCTTGGCCGAACCCTTGCGGGCCTCGAACGGCGAGCCGTCCAGATTCTGCTGATCGCGCACGCGCTTGCGGCTCATGGTCCGTACGCGCTTGGTGACGTTGTTCAGCAGTCGCCGGCGCAGCTGCGGCGGCAGACTGAGCAATGCCAGCTGTTCGCGCACGCCCAGGTAACCGCGTGCGTCGAGTTCGAAGGTGCTACGGCCGGCCATCGGTGGCCACCTCGCCGCGCTCAGCGACCCACAGGTCAAACGGCACAAACGCCCAGGTCTTGCCAAAGGCCTGGATCTCGCCGGCCGGGTCTTCGGCCAGGTACTGCGGCTCGACGAATTCCAACGTGATTTCCACGTCGAACAGGTCACTGTCCAGCGGCTCGACGGCGAACTGCGCCGCCGGCAGTTCGTGCCGATCGCGCTCCGGATCGTGGGTTTCCAGCCAGCTGCCGATCAGGGCCATCAGCCGTGCCGGATGGTCGGCGAAGCGCTCCAGGACGATCGCGGCGCGATAGCGCATGTCGCCCAGGTGCATGCCGTCCA